TCGTCCTCGGCGGAAAGGCAGCCGGTGGTGGCATCGCGGCGCTCGTCGAGGAAGGCCTTGGCCTTCTCCCAGGTGTCGGCGCGGCGGGTACGCAGTTCAGAAATCGTCATCGTAGACATGAAAAGGTTCTCCTTGCTGGTTAGTGGGTGTGGCCCAACAGGGCGGCATACAGGTCCACCACCCGACGACCCGTGAGCCGTACGGGCGCTGGGGTTGGTGGCTGAGTGTCAGGTGGCGTGTCGGTTAGGTGTGCGACAAGGCGCTGCTCGGCGGGCTTGCGGGCAAAACACACCCCGCTGGCGGTATCGGCGAGCGGGGCTAGGTTTCGTGACGTCGGCGGCCACGGGGCCTGCTTGTCCGGCCCCTCATCGTCGTCCTCATCGGGGTCGGTGACCTTCGGGGCGTTGCCGGTGAGGTAGTCGTCGGCAAAGCCCATGCTGATGGCGGCGCGTGCGTCCATCCAGGTTTCTTGATCCATGAGGCGTGCGAGCTTGGCGCGGCTCATCCCGGTTTTCAGCTCGTAGGCGTTGATGATGGATTCTTTGACCGCTGCGAGCATGTCGATGGCCCGGCCCAACTCGTCGGCGTCACCGACGGCGAGGGTGGCCGGGTTGTGGATCATGAGCATCGACACCGGGCTCATCGCCACGACCTCACCTGCCATGGCGATCACGCTGGCGGCGCTGGCGGCGATCCCGTCGATGCACACCTTCACGTGTCCGGGATAGTCGATGAGCATGTTGTAGATTTGGGCTGCCGCGACGACGTCTCCGCCGGGGCTGTTGATCCACACCGTCACATCACCGGAACCTGCAGCCAGCTCGGAGGCGAACAGGGCCGGGGTGATGTCGTCGTCAAACCATGACTCCTCGGCGATCGCCCCGTTGATACGCAAAACCCGGCTGGTATCACTACCCGCCGGGTCAGATGTGTCGGGAGCGGGTGGCTCCCAGTTCCAGAACCGTCTCACCGGCTCCTCCTTTCAACTCGTTGTTCCACCGGCTGCTCATCCGCAGGCAGTGTTTCCTGCTGTGCCTGCCCGGTGGTGGCGTAGGCCCCGGCCATGGATAGCGGCAGCATGTTGCCGTTGACCAGGTACAAATCACCACCATCAGCAGGGTTGATGCGGTCGAGGTTTTCGAGGGCGCGGATGTCGTTGGCACTCATCCACCCGTTCTGGCGTGCTACCGCGTAGCCGTTCATGCGCGAGACGTAGTCGCCACGCAGCAGACCCTCGAGGTTGAACTTCACGAACACGCTCGGCTTCTCACGCGGGCTAAGCAGCGTCTTGGTCAGTGCTTGCTCCCAGCGGATGACCCACGGGTCGAGGGTGTATTTCACGAACTCCAACGACTGCTGCTCAATATTGCTGAAGCTCGATTTTTCGAGGTCACCGACCATGTGCGGTGGGATGCGGAAGATCCGGGCAATCTCGTTGATCTGAAACTTGCGTGTCTCCAAAAACTGCGCCTGCTCCGGGGAGACGGAGATGGGCGTGTACTTCATGCCCTCTTCCAACACCGCGACCTTGTTGGCGTTTCTCGCCCCACCGAAGGTTTGCTGCCATGACTCACGCACCCGAGACGGGTCTTTGATCGTGCCCGGATGCTCCAACACCCCGCCCGGGGCGGCCCCGTTAGCGAAGAAACTCGCCCCGTAGTCTTCGGTGGCCATGGCCATGCCGATCGCGTTTTTCGCCATCGCAATCGGGCTATAGCCCACCAGCCCGTCAAACCCGAGCCCTGGGATGTGCAGCACGTCAGCAGGCGAAAGCCGGATACGTGACCACTCACCGGCGGGTTCATCGCTGGTGGTCTGGTACTCGTAGGAGAGCCTGCCCGCATCGTCACGCCCCACACTCATGCGGTTTGGCATGAGCGGATACAAGCCGATGACCTCATCGCGGCCGTTGCGGATGACCTGCGCGTAGGCGTTGCCCCACAACAGCAGATGCGTCATCAGCGTCTCGCGGAAGACGAAGCTAGTCATCTCCGGGTTCGGCTCATCGTGCAGCAACCGGTAGAGCGTGTGGTCTGTGGCCTTGACCTTCGACCCGTCCTTCTCGGTTCTGTAGACGTGCAGCGGCAGGCCCGCGATCGCCTCCGCCAGGATCCGCACGCACGAATACACCGCAGTCATCTGCATCGCGCTTCGTTCGGTGACCGTGCGCCCGGAGCTGGTGGGACCGAACAGGAAGCTGTAGCTCGAAGACAGCTGGTGGTTCGACATCTGCCGGGTATTGGTGCCGCGTAGCCAGTCGAAAAGTCCCACAGGGGCCTCCTTTGCGTTGTCGAAACTAGAGGACGAGCAGCCCGCGCGAGTCGTACACCGACGTGCCGGTATCGCTACTGCCGCCTCGAATGGCGCGGTCAAGGGCCATGATGGTGGCGACGACCCCGTCGATCTTCTCGGTGGACTTCTGCTTGTCGGGTTTGATGTTTCCCGCCGGGTCTTGGCGCACATGAATGTTGTCGACCATCCAAGAAAGCACCGGGTGGCCCCCGTGGGCGAGCCTGCCTTCGAGTGCGAGTTTCATCAGCTCCTTGGATGGTGGGCTCATGTCTTTAAAGCCTTGCCCGAACGGCACGACGGTGAAGCCCATGTCTTGCAGGTTCTGGCTCATCTGGACCGCGCCCCACCGGTCGAAGGCGATCTCGCGGATATCGAACCTCTCGCCGAGCTGCTCGATGAGGTGCTCGATGTGGGCGTAGTGGACCACGTTGCCCTCCGTGGTCTCCAAGAAGCCTTGACTGTGCCACAGGTCGTAGGGCACGTGGTCACGCGCCACCCGCAGCGAAAGGTTGTCCTCGGGAATCCAAAACCACGGGACGATCCGGTACTTCTCGCCGTCCCCGTAGGGCGGGAAGACGAGCACGAACGCGGTGATATCCGTCGTGGACGCCAAGTCCAGCCCGCCGTAGCAAGGCCTACCCTCCAGCTCGCCCAAGTCCACCGGGTCCGCGCAGGCGTCCCAGATGTGCATGGGCATCCACCGCACGGACTGTTTCACCCACTGGTTGAGGCGCAGCTGGCGAAACGAGTTCTCCTCGGCGGGGTTCTGGCGAGCCGAGTTGCACGCCGCCCGCACCTTGTCTACCGGCACGGTGACCCCAAGGGAGGGGTTGGCTTTGTGCCAGACCGCCTCATCCGTCCAGTCATCGTCCAGGTCCGCGCCGTAGATCACCGGGTAGAAGGTGGGGTCGTGTTTCTTGCCCGCCAGGATGTCGCGCGCTTTTTGGTGCTGCTCGTAGCAGATGCTGTGAGTGTCGGTGCCTGCGGTGGTGATGAGGAAGTACAGCGGCTGGGTGCGCGCATCACCCGAGCCCTTGGTCATCACGTCGAACAGGGCCCGGTTGGGTTGGGTGTGCAGCTCGTCGAAGACGACCCCGGATATGTTGAACCCGTGCTTGGAGTACGCCTCGGCCGAGAGCACCTGGTAGAAGCTGTTGGTGGGCTTGTAGATGATCCGCTTCTGACTGCTGAGGATTTTAACCCGCTTCGATAGGGCTGGTGATTGGCGGATCATGTCGGCGGCGACCTCGAAGACGATGCTGGCTTGCTGTCGGTCGGCTGCGCACCCGTAGACCTCGGCGGCTTGCTCCCCGTCCCCGCAGGTCAGCAGCAGCGCGATCGCAGCGGCCAGCTCGGACTTGCCCTGCTTCTTGGGAATCTCCACATAGGCCGTGGTGAACTGGCGGTAGCCGTCGGGCTTGATGGTGCCGAACAGGTCGCGCACGATCTGTTCCTGCCAGCCAAGCAGCGTGAACGGTGTGCCTGCCCAGCGGCCCTTCGTGTGGCGCAGCGCCTGAATGAACGCGACAGCAAAATCCGCTTTGCGCTGGTTGTAGGTGGAGCCGTCTGCCATGAACCGGGTCGGCTGATACGTGCTCGTCATCGTGGCGGCAGCTCCTTCCTCGGGGCATAAGAAAAGCCCCAACCGTGTGGGGCAAAACGATCGGTATGGGGCAAATCCTGATCCGTTGGAGGGTCGGGACGGTGCGAGGGGTTAGCAGTAGGTGTGGCGGAAGTTGGCGATGACCTGGTCGGTGTCGAAGCCGCCGTAGCGCCAATCGGACAGGCCGCGCTTCCTGGCCAGGGCGATGATCTGATCGGCTTTGGTGTAGTGCCAGCCGATGCGGCTGAGCGTGTGGACGGGGATCTTCTCGGCCCCGACCTCCTCGGCGAGCTCGTCGAGGACGCTGAAGGGGATCTCGGCGGCGGCCTGGATCTCGCCGTGCGAGGCGGCGTCGGTGGGGATCTCCAGGTGGTTGGTGATCAGGTTCCGGGTGGCGTCCATCGTCCGTGTTCTCCTTGTCTGTGTGGGGTGTGGGTTAGATCTGGGTCAGGGCCCAGGCGATGGCGTGCCCGGCGTCTTCGAAAAGGTGGTCGGCCTCGGCGATGAGCTCCAGGGCGC